CGCTTTGATATCCGCAAGGCGCCGCATATGCTTGTTGCCGGAGCGACCGGATCTGGGAAATCCGTGTTTCTGAATTCAATTATATCGCAACTCGGCCAGCTGGATAATGTTGAGCTGCATTTGTTTGATCCGAAGCTGGTTGAATTATCACGGTTCGCCAAAGAGAAAAACACCGTGCAATATTTGTCGGATGTTGAAGATATTTATTTGGCGCTTGATGAATTGGTTAAAGAGATGAACAGGCGATATGGCCGGCTTTCCGCCGCGGGAGTTCGAAACATCCAAGAATTTACCGGCGGGAATATGCCATATAAATTTATCATTATTGACGAGTTCGGCGATCTGACCGTGAGTGATTATGTTTTGAAAGAAAAAGTTAAGACCGGCCAGGTTTCCCGGAATGGCGAAGAAAAGACAAAAATTGAGAAGACTAATCTGTCGGACGAGATCAGTAAAAATATCCTCTTATTAGCCCAGAAAGCGCGTGCCTGCGGCATTCATTTGGTTATCGCGACTCAGAGGCCGTCCGTGGATATTATAACTGGCTCAATCAAGGCTAATTTTCCGACCAAGGTTGCTTTCCGAACCGCCAAGGCTATTGATTCAAATATTTTGATTGATAAGCCAGGCGCCGAGAAACTGCTCGGAAAAGGTGACATGCTTTTCAATTCTGACGAAGGAGAAATAAGATTGCAGGGATTTAACTGCTGATAGGTTTTTAACTTCGGGCCTCATTGGGGCCTGAAGATTAGAAACTTAAATAATCAAACTTGCCTTGATTATGGAAAATCTAAACAAACCAATACAAGCATCGGCGCAGTTCATGGGGGCTATCCCTAAGGTGGATAAGTCAATGTCTTTGCGATTTATCACTCAAGAATTGTCGGACGAGGAAAAAGTTATTATCATGAGATACCTTGGAAAACAAGGCTGGCTTTTATTTAAAGAAAACGATTTTACCGAAGCGGATATACCGAAGGACAACGCGCCGACAGATGAAGATAAAAGCCCAGCACAGCGATTAAGAGGAGCTATCTTTTTATTGAGCCAGCAAAAGGGAATCTCCAAAGAGAAATTTAACGAATATTACCGGAAAATAATGGAAAAATTCATTGATAGTGTAAAAGAAAAATTGACATGAACAACAATAAAAATATCACAAAAATATTACTGAAAGAATTGGAATATGCCTATAAGAGAGGATTTGAGGACGGGTTTGTTTGTGGCACAGGGAGAAAACCAAGTAAAGAGATACTAGATATTATAAGAATTTCCGCAACTAAAGCTAAGGATAAAATAATAAAAGCGTGGATAAAAACATCATGACCAGCCTCCACCAACAACTCAACGATTGGGTTCGCAAGGATGGCTATGTGTCGCACACGGCCATTGAGAAGGCTTGCGATAACTCAGTATTTGGCAGGTATTACAAAATTTCTAACGCAGAACGCAGGTTAAGGAAATCGGAAAGCCCATTCGTAGAAACTGTTTATGACGGCAAAGCGATTATTGGTTACAAGTGGGTTAAGCCAGAATATCGCATTGAGCGGGTTGATAATAACACAGTCCGGCGCGTGAAGATTGAACCGAAGCAGGGAATGTTGTTGAACTTACCGGCCAGGGTGTTTTAAAAAATTTTTTGCTAAATTAGCTTCATTAAATCTTTATTAATTTAGACTTGCCCTAAATTTATGGCACAACGAAGAATGTTTAGTCCCAAAATAGTATCAAGTGATGCCTTTCTTGATATGCCCACTTCATCGCGAGAATTATATTTCCAGCTCGGAATGTTTGCGGATGACGATGGGTTTATTAACCCTCGGAAAATTGTGAGAATGATCGGCGCATCAGAAGACGATTTAAAAGTTTTAATCGCTAAGCGGTTTGTTATTCCTTTTGAGAATGGAGTGGTTGTGATAAAACATTGGGCAATTAATAATTTAATCAGAAAAGATTTTTATCGAGAGACTATTTATTTGGAAGAAAAAGGGTTATTAAAGTTAAAAGACAATGGTTCTTACACTGAAAAAGATAAATCCGTTAACAATCCGTTAACAAATTGTTCCCGTAGGTTAGGTAAGGATAGGTTAGGTAAGGATAGGTTAGAAGATATTAGCGTTTCGGATGAAACGCCAGTTATTGAAAATTTACAGGAAGAAGTAAATTTAAATTGCTTAATTGAATTTTTTAAGCCAGTCAATCCGAATTACACGGATATTTATAAAAACAAAACCCAGCGCAAGGCATTGGAAGAATTGGTTGAGAAACACGGGGTTGAGAAAATAACCAAAACCTTGCAAATTCTTCCCGCGACAATCGGCCAGAAATACGCGCCGGTTATCACAAATCCATTGCAGTTAAAAAATAAGCTCGGCAGTTTAATAGCTTTTGTCCAGCGCCAGCAACAGGCAAAAATTAAAGTGGCCGCGCCATTTCAAAAACAATGAAAATTTTAAGGTTAATTTCAAACAAAGAATATTTTTTAGAGGATGACGAGGCTGATTATATCAAGCAGATTATAGCCACGAGCGATTTTATTCCGCTGTCTAATGGAGATTTAATCAACGCCAAAGCGATTGAGCGCATCAGCGAGCCGGATAAAAAACCGCATTGGAATTATTATCCGCTTTCCCAGGACAAAGAGGGCAACTGGTATTTTTATCGGGACGGCAAGAGGGTTTATCTTGAGTCGCACAACTTGGAGGAAATAGGCTATCAGGACGATCCGAAATATTTGACCATGCCCAAAATCAGCGTTTTAAAACAAATTGAGGAGGAAAATAAAAAGGAAAAATAAACATGTTAAACAATATAAAATCATATAAAAATACAGAAGTCCACTGGTCAAAATCTCAAGGGGAGATCATCAGGCTTCTTGAAGGACGGGGAATTGAAGAAACGAGATTTACGAATATTTCTTATGAGACCGCTAAGGCTGCCGGATTAAAAATGGAAAAAGACACGGGGGCTATAATGCTTGAGTTTATGAAAACAATCACTTTAGACGGCGGTGTTGGAGGAATATTACCCGTTAAAATTATTATCCCAAATATCCCAAGCGAAGAAAGGTTGCGTAATCAAGCTTATCGTATATTTTGGCATTATCTTAAAAATAAATTTATCGGGATTGATAGCGGATTGATTGAATTTGAACAAGAATTTTTGCCGCATATTGCGATTGGAAGGGGGGGAGGAATTGGAAATGTTTGGCAGGCTTTTAAACAAAAAATGTTGCCGAAAATAATTAGTGGCGAAGATAGTGATATCGCTTTGCTTAATCCACCAAAATAAATTTAATGGAAACTCCGAATAAAATTAAAATCTATTGTATTATCGTAGGTCTAATAACAGTGGTGGGGTCAATATTCCTTATGTGGTGCTTCATGATGAGTATATTGCTTTCTTTCTCTGCCAGCTTTGAATATACGGCCGTTCCATCGGGAGGAATTTGCGCGGTAACGCCGACAAAGCTGCCGATAAAAGTAAACGCGGTTGTTACGGCTTATTGCCCTAATAGTTGTGATGACCCGGATTGCATTATGGCTAATGGCGAAAAGGCATATTACGGGGCCGTGGCCTGCCCGCGTGCTATCCCATTCGAAACAAAAATAAAGGTCGATGATTATGAGTTTGTTTGCAAAGACAGGCTGGCGCGAAAATATGATGATAGGTTTGATATTTTTATGGATGATTGCGAAAACGCCAGGCTGTCAGGCAAGCATAATGAGGAGATATTAATTTATGAGCGCAATTAAATTTGATTTTGAACATTTTGATAGCCAAGAAGATGTCAGGCGACATATTCAGGATTGCGAGGGCAGACATTCACAGCAAGTTGCGTATTCAACTTTCCATGACGCTTTGACTCAAATTTGTTATGGCTGCCGAAGAATTAGAAGCAATATAATAATTTACAAACATGGAGATAATAATTAAAACACAAAAAGAGTTAGACAATATCCCGCTGGATTGCAAAGACACACTTTGCATCGAAGGCGGGACACGAGAAAATCCGCTGATTTTAAAAGTCAAATATGAGCATGCGTATGTTATCGTGCGTGGCTCCGCGCGAATAATCATGCGGGAAAATAGCGTTGTTCAGGACATGCGGGGAAATAGCGTTGTTCAGGACATGCGGGGAAATAGCGTTGTTCAGGACATGCGGGGAAATAGCGTTGTTCAGGACATGCGGGGAAATAGCGTTGTTCAGCGCATGTGGGAAAATAGCGTTGTTCAGCGCATGCGGGAAAATAGCGTTGTTCAGGACATGCGGGGAAATAGCGTTGTTCAGGACATGCGGGGAAATAGCGTTGTTCAGCGCATGTGGGAAAATAGCGTTGTTCAGCGCATGCGGGAAAATAGCGTTGTTCAGGACTTATATGGCGAGGCAATGGTATCGGCTTACGGCAATAATAAAATTACCGCGCACGGATATAATATTATCCGCACAGTGCAATCCAATAAAAAGAATTTGACGCTTGTTATGACCAAGGATTGCCATTTGATTGTTGTTCCCGATTTCAAGCCGGATTTCAAGGATTTTGCCAAAAGATTTCCGGTGGAAGTCAAAGGAAAAAACGCCATTTTATACAAGGCGGTTCATAAAATTAACGGGGGGTATTTCTCGGATAATGACAGAAGTTTTGAATATAAAATCGGTGAAATAAAAGAACACAAAAATAGCCCGTCAAAAGAGAATAGTTGCGCAGTCGGCTTGCACGTGGCAGAGAAGCATTGGGCTATCGCTTACGGCACTTGCTGGGATGATATGGCCTTATTGGAATGTGAAGTGCCGATTAAAAATATCGTAGTTGCCAAAGACTGCGATGGGAAATGCCGGACAAGTAAGTTGAAAGTTTTAAGGGAAGTTCCAAAAGAGGAGTGGTAACAAAAATTTAATGGAAGTCTCTCCGGGCGAACGGCATGCTTCGCTGGTTATAAAATCAGTACGGCATATATAGCCCCGTTCGTCCCGACAGGCTTCGGCTATATATGCCATACGAAAATTTTCGTAAGCATTTATTAGTGAAAGTTGGTTTAAGGCAAATTACAGCGTTGGGATATATCAAGTGTGTCGATTTAATGGTTAGAAGAATCGGCAAAAAGAATCCAAGCGAAAAAGAGGTTATTGATTATATAACATGGATGCACGACAAAGGATACTCATTTTCCTACACGCATCAATCAATCCGCACCGCGGAGCTGTGGTCTGAATATAACGGCAAGAAAATCAGGCTTGGCAGACAAAAGAAACCAAGACCGCTTTTAAAAGATATTCTTTCCGAGGCGGAAATCGTTAATATGTTTCATCACGCCAAGAATATCCGCGAGAAAGCTATGCTGGCGGTTCTGGCTTATGGAGGATTGCGGAACAAGGAGCTGTGCGATTTGAAAGTTGGAAGTATCGACTTGGGCACCAATGTCATCAAGGTGATTGCGGGGAAAGGAATAAAAGACGGCCTATGTTATGTGGCCCCGCAATGCACGCACATTTTAATCCGTTATCTCCAGGAGTTTCCGCGCTCGGCCGATGAATTTCTTTTTACGACATTGGTTAGAAATAATCAATATCGCGGCAGTGATTTGCGGAAGTTGATTAAAGCGATAGCCCGCCGGGCCGGAATTGGACGGAGGGTATGGCCGCATTTGTTGCGGCATAGCCTGGCCACGCATTTATTAAACCGGGGAGCTTCAATTTTTACAGTTAAAGACCAGCTGCGACACGAATGGATTGCAACCACTATGTGGTATGTTCGATCTTTGCCTTTCGGGGTTAAGAACGAATATCAGAAATTCGTGCCGAGCTATGTGTGAAGAAAATCCTTGAATGAAAAAATCAGAAGAGCCAAGAATAATAAATTGTGAGAAGTGCGGGGATCGCGGATGGTATACCGAGAAAATAGAGGTTGGCAAGGTTTGGGTATACTTCTGCGATTGCCTGGCGGAGAAAAGGTTACAAGATATGTTAAAAAGATTACGAGAAAAATGAATCAAAAAATCGCTAAAAAATTAAGACAGTATTATCGCAAGGATGTCAGAAAATTCGCAAGAATAAATGCGGATATGCTGTCAAAAATCCTAAAGCCGCGGCCATGGTATTTCCCGAAGTTTTTATGGAAGGGCTTAATTAAAATTTTTATCAGATTTTAACCATGGAAATTGTCCAAGTAAAAATTGAAGAATTGAAGCCGGCAACGTATAACCCGAGGAAATGGAGCGACAAGGCTGTAGCGGATTTGAAGGAAAGCATTAAAAAATTCGGCATCGTTGATCCGATAATCGCCAATGGCGCGCCAAAACGAAAGAATATCGTGATTGGCGGCCATTTTCGTTTAATGGTCGCGCGCTGGGAAAAATTCACTAATAAAAAAGCCCAAATTACCACAAATGCCCAAAATTAAGAAAGAGCAAAAAAAAGAATATATGATGCTTATTAGGCAGGTATTGGTTTATCATCCTGACGCAGGGGTATTGGCGGTTCAAAAAATTTTAGCCGAGCCAATGAAGAGCAGGCCGAATGGATTAAAACTTGATTATCACTATCTTCAAAAGCTCATTAAAGAAATCAGGAAAGAGCGTACGGAGCGAGTTAATCAAGGAGTGTTAAACCGAATATCAGAACTGCAAGACCATTATAAAATTTTGGCGGGGGAGGTTAAATCTATTTTGTCGCGCGTGGATGTCGACAGCAAGGTTAAAGTAGATTATTTATTAAAGCTATTTGAAAAGAATGTTATTTTATTCCGAGCGGAAATGGACGCGGGAATTTTTGAAAGGCAGCTGGGGACAGTTTTGCATAAGCATAATATCGAGATAACAGATGAGCAAAGATATATAATTCTAAAAGCGCTTTCTAATTTTGGCATAATCAAAAAGGAGGGATATGATAAACCAACCGGACAACCTATGCTCGCTGATGGACGAAAAAACGGCGGGGCAGTTAATCAGCAATCCTGAAATCAGAAAAGAAATGCGTAAAACGTTGCTGGGATTCGCGCTTCTTTATCTTCCCCATTATTTTACGCTGCCACCGGCTAAATTTCATCCGGAATTGTTCGCTCTTTTAGAAGATTTTAAGAATCAGTTTTTGGAAATAACTGGATTCAGAAGCTCGGCAAAAAGCACCATAGCCGGTCTAATTTTAATTTTATGGGCAGCACTGGAAGAAACAAGCCATTTTATTATTCCTGTTAATGACACGGATGACGTGGGCAAATTGACGATCGCCAATATCCGGCGCGAGTTGGAAGAGAATGAATTATTAAAAGCCGATTATGGCGATATGACCGAGGGCGGAAAGAAGTTAAAGTTTTGGACGCAGAATAATCTGTTGCTGGCTAATGGAGTGAGAATTATGAGCCGGTCGCGCGGGCAAAAGATTAGAGGATTAAGGCATTTGCAATATCGGCCGGATTTGGTTGTAATTGATGACCCTGAAGAATTAGAAAAAGTGCAAAAAAAAGAATATCGCGACAAAACTGAAAGATGGTTAAGAGGCGATATAATTCCAGCCATTGAAGAATTAAATGCCAGAATGATTGTTATTGGCAACATGCTGCATAATGACTCTCTGCTGGCCCGGCTGAAAAATGACCCTATTTTCCTGCACCGGGAATATCCGCTCATAGACGAAAATGGGAATGTATCATGGCCTGATAAATATCCAACCAAAGAAGCGCTTGCCAGACAAGAGCAAAAAGTCGGCAGGACAGCCTGGTTAAGGGAATATTGCTTGAAGGTTGTGCCACCGGAGGGGCAGGAGGTTAAGGAGGAGTGGATTAAGCGATATGATAAGCTGCCGGGGCAAACAGCGGGCAAATCGGGGGTTGGAGTTGACTTGGCTATCAGCAAAAGCCAGTATGCGGACTTCACGGCCATGGTTTCGGGGATATTGTCAATTGAAGAGGGAATGCCAAAAATATATATTTTGCCGAATCCGGTGAATGATCGATTGTCGTTTCATGAGACGCAACAGCAATTAAAAAGTATACATCTTGGTTTGAGAATTTACGCGCACCCGACATTTTACATTGAGGACGTAGCTTATCAAAAAGCAGCCATTCAAGAAGCGCAAAGGTTGATGCTATCAGTTAGGGCAATAAAGCCGGGTGCTGACAAGCGGGCAAGATTGCGGACTGTCGCCACATTCATTCAAAACGGGACTGTTCTATTTCCGAAGCAAGGATCTGAAGATATAATTGATCAACTGATTAATTTCGGGGTTACGGATCATGATGATTTATGCGACGCGTTCGTTTATTTAGTCCTTGGGCTATCTCAAGAGGGAATCGAGATGCCGGAGGTAATTTTATTAGGATGATTGATCAACACGAAAAAAATAAACTGGCATGGCAGAGATTAAAGATTGTTGCTGAAAAAATGCAGTTTGGAGAAATGAAAGTGATTGTGCATGAAGGTCGGCCGGTAAGAATTGAGAATGTTATTCAGAGGATTAAATTAGATGATATTGAAAATGAAAAAGAATTTGAAGACAAATTGAAAACTGTTATTTTGTCTTAATGAAGTTATCCACAGATTTGACGTTTGACAAAAGAATAAAAATTTAAGAAAATATAAATAGCTGACAATTGCAGATATTAGCGAGCTGAGTTGAATAACAACAGGTTCGTGATCATTGATGTTGATTTTTAATTGACGCCAATGATTGCGAACCTTTTTTTGTTGGTAAATTATACTATGCCATTTGTTGATAATATTTTAGAAAAAATCGGATTATCAAGAAAATCGAACGCAAGCGGCATTCCGCTTTCTTCGGGTATCGGAGGAGCAGATCCTTTTATTTTATGGCGCCGACAAAAAAAGATTCCCGCGCAAAAAGCATTCGAGGTTTATTCCGGCTGGGTTTACGCTTGCATCCGGGCGATCGCGGAAGAATTGGCAAATATGAAGTTCCGGTTGTTTGAGGTTAAGAAAGACGGTACGAATGAAGAATTGTTCGAACATGAGCTTTTAGACATCCTAGACGCGGTTAATCAGTTTCAAACGGGATATGAATTGAAATATCAGACTGCCGCGCACCTAGAGGTATGCGGCAATAGTTATTGGCTATTAGACGGCGTTAAGAGCGAAACTGACAAACCGACAGCGATTTATGTATTGCCGCCTCAGCAAGTCAAGATTATTAAAGCGCCTTTGCCTGAATTTATAAAAGGATATAAATACGAATTTGACGGAACAACAAAAATATTTCAGACTTATGAAATTTTACATCATAAATATCCAGACCCGAGCGATCCGTATGAGGGGATAGGAACAGTGCAGTCAATCGCCCAATGGATTGACGCAGATAATTACGCCATGGAGTTCAATCGGCGATTCTTCCTGAATGGCGCGCGCCTGGGCGGATTTTTGGAATCAGAAAGCGCGAAAACTCCGGAGCAGCTGGATTATCTTAAAAAATCATTTGAGGGAATTTATAAGGGAGTTGAAAATGCTTACAAAGTTGCCGCACTGCCGACAGGCACGAAATTCCAGGAGGCGCAGCAAGGACAAAAAGATTTAGACTTTGCCAATTTGATGACAATGATGAGAGACAGGATTTTAGCCGGATTCAGAGTCCCACGGACCGCTCTTGGAATAACCGATGACGTTAACAGGGCGAATGCGGAAGCGACAAACTATGTGTTTGCTTTAAGAACAATCAAACCCAAAATGGAATTGCTTGTATCATATTTAAACGAATTTTTAGTGCCGAGGTACGGTGATAATCTTTATTTGAGCTTTGAAGACCCAGTGCCGGAGAATATGGATATGAAGATCAGGGAAATGCAGGCAGCGACAGGAAGCCAGCCTATTATTTCAGTTAACGAGGGCAGGGAAGAGTATATGGGGCTTGGGCCGGTGGAGAATGGCGAAAATGTCATGACTGATTTTTCAAAAGTTCCGCTTGGCAAACCGATTCCGAAAGCAGTCGGGGAAAAGCCAAAAGTTAAGGTTACAGGCAAGCCGTCCCGCAAAAAAAGCGGCGCGAAAATGAGAAAAGATATCGCTGGAAAAATAGCAGAGCAAGCATTAAAAGAAATTACTGTTTTTAGCGAAAAATTACAGGAAACAAAAAATAAAGACATTACGAAATTAAATGATGAAGAATACGGACTGGTTTGGAAAGCGTTTTTAACCAGGGTAACGCCTTATGAAAAAGCACAGGCCGAAGCAGTCAAGAAGTTTAATAAAGACCAAAAGAAAGAAGTTATTGAAAATTTATCAAGCGCCATTAAGGCGAAAGACGTAAACGAGGATTATCTGTTTAATCTTGATAATTCCATCTCCGCGGTGATTGATTTATCCACGCCTATTTTGACGGAGCTTTTCTCAAAAGAGGGTAAAGCGGCCGCCGAACTCATCGGGGTTGATGATATTGATGTTTTAACGCCTGAGGCGAGGAAAGCATTAAACGAGGCAATTGGATTGATGGCGAGAAAATACAATGAAACAACGATGGATTTATTGAAATCCAAACTGGAAGCGGGAATCTCCGAGGGTATGGGATTGGATAAATTAAAAGACGTTGTTTCTGAAGTATATGATTTTTCCGATGAAATTCGCGCGGAGCAGGTCGCAAGGACAGAGACATTCAGGGTGGCCAATTCAGCCACAAAAGAGGCCTGGAAGCAGACCGGGGTTGTTAAGTCAATCAAATGGTATACGGCCTCTGATGAACGAGTTTGCCCTTATTGTGAATCAATGAATGGGAAAGTTATCGGCATTGATGATAATTTCTTTGATAAGGGAGAAGAAGTCACCGGGAGCGACGGGTCAAAGTTTAATGTTGATTATAGCGATGTAGGAGCGCCGCCGTTGCATGTTTCCTGCCGGTGCTATACCCGGCCAGAAGAAATAACCCTGGCGCAAGAGCCGGAAGAAACGAAAGAGCAGGAAGAAGAGACTGGAAAAGACGAAGAAATAGATCAGCTAATTGATGAATTGAAACAATATGACAAACAAGATTAAACAATTTTTTAGCTATGCCAAAAGTTTACTGGAAAAAAAGGAGCGGGAAATTCAAGAACTGAAAGATGCCAACAAGCAGTTAAAGAATCAGCAAAAATTTAAGCAGGACAAAGTTGTTTTATTTGAATTCCCGGAAGAGATAAAAGTCAGTAATTTAAAAGAGGCGCCGGAAGAAGTGAGCGTCAAGAATTTTCCGAAAGAATTTGATATTGCGAATCTGCCAAAAGAATTTAAAATCGCTAAGCCGAAATGGTATAAAGAGCCGGTTGAAAAGATAGAAATTAAAAACGAGATTGAAGTTAAAAAGCCGAAGTGGATTAAGGATATAACGTTTGACGAGGATGGTTTTTTGGAAAAGTTGGCGGTTCTTTTAACAACGGTTTTCTCAAAAACGATTGAAATGATGAGGAAGATGGTTTTAACGGTTAGGTTGCATCCTGATGAGAGAAAAATGCCTTTGGCTGTTTATCACATAGATCCGCACACAGGAAAAGCGGTCAGCCCTCAGCAAGTAATTGTTCACGGCGGAGGAGGGATCATCGGGGGAGCTGGGTATATTAAAAACAAATCGGGCGCATTGATTAATCCGATTAGCGAGGTTGAAACGCCGTCAATTACCGCCTTATCTCTCCCCACCGGCAACACACCTGGCAGTATAGCAATCCCGGACGGAGCTAAAAAGATTGTCGCTAAATTAAGAGATGTGACAGCAGGGGATTTACTGATGGCTTGGAATGACGGGGATATAGCGGCAGGGAATTATTTAACGATTCCTCTCGGCTCAACCGGCCGGGAAATAAGCGGAGTTAATTTGCAGGATAAAACAATCTATTTCCAGTGCGCGGCTGATAGCCAAACGGTGGAAATAGAAATATGGATATGAATAAAAAGTTTTTAATCACAATTTTCGCAATAATTATTCTGATCACGAATGTCTTTGTTGCCCAGGCGCAAGTTGGCAGTGTTAATTATTGGAAAATAATCGGGGGCACGGCTTTGGCGCCGCTTAAGGCAACGTGGGATTTAGGGTCCTCGGCCGTTAAAATAGCCAATGGCTGGTTTCAGACAATTCACGCTGATTATATAGACATTGCGGCCGGGGTTAAAAATTTAGGACTTATTCTGAATTATGAATATTCAGGGTCTACGCCGAGCGACGACCAATACATCACATTCAATCGCGGCACGCAGCCGGCATCGCAGATTCTTTGGAAAGAGGATGTTGATAAAATCCAATTTGTAAATTCAGGAAATATCGGAATGACTTTGGATTCCAGCGGTAATGCAATTATAACCGGTACGGCTTCTTCTACCGGATTAATCGCTCCGTATTTGCGGCCGGCTTTTAACTCAATAACAGGCATTCAATTGCAGAAAGCAGACGGCACGAGTGTGTTGAATGTTGATACTACCAATGGGCGCGTCGGCATCGGGACGACTGTGCCAACCAGCATCCTCGCGTTAGGCGGAACAGCAGCCAGAACTATTCAAATGGAAAGGAATACCACCGCGGCAACAGCCGGGCAGGGGTTGACTATCACATCAGGAGGAGCAATAGCAGGAACAGCGGATCTGGCAGGAGGAGATTTAACATTGAAATCCGGCATCTCAACAGGCACAGGTTCCTCTGCTTTGCATTTCTTTACCGCTACCGCCGGAGTAACCGGAACAGCCGACAATGCTCCGACAGAAAAGATGACAATTCTGGGTGACGGCAACGTCGGCATCGGGACGACGAATCCGGGAGCGAAACTGGAAGTTGCAGGAAAAGGTATATTTGATGCTAATGATGGAACAGCTAACAATTATAATGAAGGTATCAGAATAAATAAGGGTTCCAATAACAACTCAGTCATTCAACTTGGCGGAGCTACAGGTTCGACCGCTGGCACAGGAGCAGGCCAATGGACCGTGTTGGTGCTTGGTGAAAGTGCCAATCAATTCCAGATTCGCGAGAACGGCAGTCCGTTCTTAACGGTGCTACCAACAAGCGGCAACGTCGGCATCGGGACGACGGGGCCAGGGGCAACTTTACATGTTGAGAATACTAATCCAGTGTTGAGAATATTTGATGCGGATTCTAACCCGGCAAGTATTAGTAGTCTAGGAAAATTAGCTTTTGGCTCAGGCGTTACAGGTGAGTGGGCTTCGATTGAATCGATGAGACATAGCGCGGCGCTTGGTGATGATGCGAATGATTTGATATTCAGGACTAGCTATGCGGTTGGAGGGGGTGGGGACGGTGTGAATTTGGAAAGGATGAGAATTTCAATGAGCGGCAACGTCGGCATCGGGACGACGAATCCGACGCAAGGTAGATTGCAAATTACAGATTCTGTTGCCGGGGGTGGAGGGGTTGCATTATCGCTAGAAGAATCAAGCGCAAATAGAAGAATAGAATTTGTAACTCCAAACTCTGGTGGGGTGGCAGCTCAAATTAGAACAGCTGGAACTGGAAATGGATTATTAATTAAATCAAGTGGTGGCGGTAATCAATTGTTTCTAAAAGACGACGGCAACGTCGGCATCGGGACGACGAATCCGAGCAAACTGCTTCATATTTACGGTACCGCTGGCGGGGAGAGTATTTATGTAGAAACAGATAGTGCGGGAGCCAGTAGTGGAGTCACAGTGGATATCGATAGAAGTTTGTCTACTCAATATGGAGACTTAAATTATAGAACTGCTGGAACTCTTAATTGGACAATAGGTCAATATGCAAATAGTAATTTATCTTTTGTTGAACGCGTTGCAGGTCTGACCGCTATGACAATTCAACAAACCTCCGGCAACGTCGGCATCGGGACGACCACTCCGGGGGCAAAACTACAAGTTGCGGGTGGAAATATAATAACACCTGGAAGCAATTATTATTTAGGTTCGGGACAAAACAAGATCTGGGCCAGACCAAACGATGCGAGCACGAATTACGCAACTGGCGCTTCACAATACAGTGGGTATGGCACGATGATCACGTATTTATTGAATGCGGACGGAACAAATGGATGGAAAGGCGGTGGTTCGGGAACCGCCAGTGTCTTGGAAACTATTGAGGGCGCGTTAACTTTTTCTACTGCTTCTGTCACTGCAGGTAGTGTCCCGACCTGGTCGCATAGGTTTGTTGTTGCAGGCAGCGGCAACGTCGGCATTGGGACGACGAGTCCGGGAAAAAATTTGGTTGTTTCAGCCAGCGCAAATCCCGTCATTCGGCTTGAGGATGTAACAAATACGGGATATTTAGATTTGGTTCAAGGTTCAAATTCATATATTTTAGGAAAAAGAGGCATTTATTTTGACGTGAACGCTGACACAGCGGGAGACGCTCTAGCGATACAAAGTTCCGGCAACGTCGG